CATTCCCCAGTATCGCATCCATCATGTCCTTAAAGTCAGAAGGGCTATACGAAATACCAACAAGCATCTCTGCCGCCCGTTCAGGAGTTAATCTTTCTTCATTAAGCTGATCCCGTATCTGGTCTAGCTTGGCAGCCTCGTCAAACCTTCCTTCTGATAATAGCTGTGCTATCTGTTCATCTATATCCCGTACAGGAACCCTCTCAAATGTCCATCGCCCATCATTAGTAGGGGTAGGTTGAAAACCAGCAGGTGCGTTACGTAGTGCTTCTCCATAACTATTATATAAATCCTGACCAACCTCATCTTCTGCCTCTATAGGTCTAAACTCCCACTGACCATCTTCCTCATGAAACTCATGGGGAACTCCTGTTGCGTTGGTTAACATTGCTGCTTGTTGTTGTGCTGCCGGAATGTTTTCCTGTGTTGCGGCAAGTTCAGGAACTCTGGTGGTATCTTCTTCCTCTAATGGAGCAACAATGTATGTTCCTCCAACTTGTGGTTTTGTTACCCATGTAACATCAGACTCTCCTACGAACTCATCCGCTGCTTCTACCTCACCAAACTCGTATCCACCGCGTCTTCTTTCTAACTGTTCCTCGTTAAGCTGATCTCGAAGATCATCTGCTTCTTTTTTATTATCAAAAACCTTTTCTTGAAATAACCCAGAACTAGCCATAGTTAGTGCCAGTCTTGTGTCAGCCTCTACCTCGCCTCGTGCGTTTCTGCTTACAGGAAACTGTGAGGAATGGCGTGACCACCAAGGATTAGTCTCTACAGCAGCCTTCTGTACAATCTGTATATCGGTTAATGGTCGAGCGTTTTGTAACTCCGGTACTATATTGCCATCCTCATCGACCATACCCTCAATATAAATATTATAGTGAATGTCTTCAGGATTGGCTATGCCAATAAAATCCTCACTAAAATCATCTTCGTCATACTCAATCCATTCCTGACTGTCTGGATCCCAAACAATAGGCTGAACAATGAATCCTTGACTTTCATATTGTCTTACTGCATCCCTTATTTTCATTTCTGATTACCTCTCCACTGAGCAAGAAATCCTTTTGTGCCAAGCCGTGCGAGTTCTGCTTCTTTGAAACTAGGGTTCTCTCTTATGGCTGATCTCCATTCTGCTGCGGATGCAGACCTTTTACCGAACTCAATAGGTTTTGCTTTCATGGCTTCTTTCTTAGCCCTGAATATTTCTTCTCCTACTTCAGTAGAAACATCAAATAGTAAATTACCTGTATCTGCCATTACAACTGATCTCCTCCCTGACGTACTGCCTGAGTCATGGATGGACCCATTCCACCCGGCAATGACCTTCTCATAGGTCGCATACTAGGACCCTGTACAGGATTGCCGTTAGGTCTTGTTGGCTCCATTGGGTTTGGTGGTCTACCACCCTGATCTGTCATGCCTGCTTGTTCCGGCATACCAGTTGACCTTTCAAGGTTCTGAGCATTAAGCTCTGCCTGTCTTCGATCTGCCATTTCCCCAAAGCCTTCTTCTCTCAGTGCGTTAATTACGCCCTGCTCGATAATAGCAGGGTCCTGATAGATAGCATCTTTGAGAATACCCTTCTGAATAGTAGTTGGATCTTCATACCTGCGAACCTTGTAGTATGTTTGTTTATCAATAAGACCTTTATCGAGTTCAGACATAGCCATCTGTGCTTCCTGTTGTGCAACCACAGCGTCAATCTGCTCGAACTTAGCCTCAACATAGAAGCTGTTTTCTATATCACGGACACTTAGTTTGTTTTCACCTATCCCTATTTCGGCATACTCATCGCCGTACTCCCCGTTCATACGATAGAGAAGTTTAAGAATATTAGAACCTGCAATAGAATATAACTGTTCAAGTTCCTGTACATTAGACCTGAATGTCCTGTGACTGTTTTCGGAAAGAATAACCATGCTTGTTGCGGTATCCACATTAGGAGCCTGAAATCCTGCTACCATTCGTGAATAAGTAGTACGTTCTATGTTACTTTCCAGTTCTGCTTTATGCTGGAATGACTGACCCGGAAGTTGTGGAACCTTTTCAATCCACCAGTCTGCTTCCTCACCCTGTAGTAACTGACCGGTAAGTTGCTCTGCTCCTTCGGCAGAGTCATGTCTGTATCCCATTCTTGCCCATGATGCTCTCATAAGCATAGCGTGATGCCCTGCTGTAGCCTGATTGTGCATAGTAAGTGTAGGTAATGCCCTGTACAGCAATGCCTGTCGTACCCACCATTTAACATTAAAGTCTTCACCTGCGGGAGTAATAGCAGAACCGCCGAAAGAGTGAGCGAAAGGCTGAATACCCCATCCGTTGGGTTCCACATATAGAATTGCGCCGTCTTTCAGCTTCATTGCGTGCCATCTTGCAGTCCACCACTCCTCTATTTCCACGTCATCGTAGGCATCGTAGGTACTCATATTGAATGGTGTTGAGTAACCTGTCTTATTATCCTTTTTATAAATCCGGTTACGGGTTTTTATCTGCATATCCTTGGTAGTACAGTGACCTTCGAGGTCGAAAGCCTTCATTTTTCTTCGCCATATAGCAATCCCTGGGGTTTTCTCCAATGGATTCATTAGAACTTCACCGGGAGCCGGTACTACAAGTCTGAATGGATTCCATGTATTCTTCCGTGACATGTATTCCCACTCTCTCCACTCGAAATCTTCTTTATCTTCGCCTCTTTTCTTTACAGGTTTCTGTAAAGCATCGTGATCCAGCAGTACACCAAGCTGTGTGTAGTTATGGAGTACGAGTTGTTTACCATTCTCTTTGGTTGCGAAGTTAGGAGCGGCTGTAAACGCATCCTGAAAGACTACGTTTAGTCCTTTTTCGAGTCTGTTAGCCCTGTCTTTTGACTGCTGACTTGCTCCAACAGGGTTTCTGACGAACCTTGGCTCGAAAGCAAGGTGAGAATCAACTGCCTGATCTATTAAAGCAACCTCTATACCTGAGTGATAGTTAGGTCTTGTGCGGGGTACATCGGGATTTCTTGCGTAGTAGTCTGCCCATATGTTAGCAGTCTGAGTATAGTGAGATGAAAGCACCTTCATGTCTTCGAGTGCTTCTTTCCAGACATCTTCCATATGTTCTGAGTAGTCGTTAAATATCTGTTCGTCTGGTTTCTGTGTTGGATCTATCGGCATATCATGTTTCTCCTAAAACGATGTAGGCACGAATACTTTTCTTGTTGCTGATGATGAAGTAAAGCTGGCGAACTTACGCATTTGCCATGCCAGTGCGTATGCCATAACCCTATCATCATACGCTCCCTTGGCTGCCTGTGGTCTACCCTGCTCGTTCCGAATGAAACTGAGCATTTCCCCTATGCCTTCGCGACATCGTATCACAATGAGTCTGTTTCGTATAGCCTCTGCGAACTCTGCAAGCATGACTGGTCTGGTCTTGCCGTCTGTCTGCCATCCCGGTGTGGTAGGAGTACCTGTATTCCTATCGTGGTAGTACAGTCTGTTTCTGCACGAACATTCCTGTAGCATCTCTGCCACCTTGTCAACCACAACAACGGAGTCTCCGTCACGTTCCAGACCTTCTCCAGCCCGTTCAAGACCGAGGTAGGCGTGATTATACATCTGATGCAGGTATATTATTTCCTGAGCCATCTCATCAGGGTGTAGTCTTCCGTGCAGTTCAGCGACCTGGTTACCTGTCTGCCAGTCGAGAACAGTTGCACAGTTGTAACTTCCTGTTCTGCCCCAGGCTGTATCTGCACCGATAATATATCTTCCTGCTGTAACCGGATTACGCCATACTGACACGAGTCCTCTGATATTTTCTTTAGGTTCTATCACATCCTCGCCCATAGCTTCCAGTGAATCCACATCAAAGAAGGCTCTTGTTCTGGGTGGAGCGAGGGCTTCGTGTTCATTCTTAGGGTTTTCCTTCTCGAACCTTGCGACATCAGACGCAAGTTCAAGTGCCTGTAGGTATGTACGTTCTGTTCTATTCGGTCTTTCGAAGTAGCCTAAGAACAGTTTGTTATGTGAGTTCTGGTACAGTTGTCTGAAAGGTGAATCAAGAACATCAGGGTTAGCGGTAGAAACAACGAACATCTTACCGCCTGAGTCCTGAATAAGAGGCAGTAGAGCGTTATATGATGATTCAAACTCTGAATGGAAGTCGGCCTCATCAACCAGAATTTCAGTACCTGTGTATGAACGACCAGCCTTACTGGTTGCGGGAAAAGCCTGAATAGTGCCACCCCCATCGAAAGTAAGGGTAGTTGCGTTATCGACAGTCAGTTCAGGTTTAAGGTGTTCGGGTAAGTGATCCCATATGAATCTGCAATCTGCTATCACCTTCTTAGCTTCCACTTCACCTTGCGATATAACAGGAAGGAAAGCACCATGTCTGAATATACCCATCCACACGAATCGTGCCTCGAAGTAGGA